TCCGCGGCATCTTCGTGAGAATTGACAATGTAGAAAAATGGCGTGATATTCCGAATAAATTTTCGGTAAATCAGGTTTTGACAGCTGACTGTAGCAATGGAGAGGTCATGTTACAGGGACTTCCGAGACAGGATCTTGGTGCGTTGGGCAACGATTGGGAGAACTTTTGCCTACAGCCTGGAATGAATCAGATCCAATGCATTGCATCGGACTGGGCAACACAGCCAACATACACAATGAAATACAGGGAGGTGTTTCTATGATTTTATATTTTGCGGACCGACATATGAATGTCCTTGGGCAGGCAAGCACAGAGCTACCGAAGGGATTGTACATTTCTGATGATCTGAAAACAGAAGAGGTGGAAGCAGGTGTTGCTACACTAGAATTTACGCTGAATTACACGGCGAGCACGCGGAATGATGCGAAACAGTATGGTTCTGTTGGCAATTATATTCTTCGGAAGAATGGCGATGAGCAGGAATTTTATACGATCATTACCAGCGAAGAAAATATTTTCAAACAGGAAGTAGAAATCTATGCCGAGGATGCCGGTATGGATCTCCTGAACGAGACAGTTGGCGAATACAAAGCAGACAAGGCATATCCAGCGAGCTACTATGTTGAAAAATTCAGCGACGATTCCGGCTTTGAAATTGGAATCAATGAGGTCAGCAATTATAACCGGAAACTGTCCTGGGAGGGTGAGACCACCGCTTCTGAGCGTATTTTGAGCGTTGCCACGCAGTTTGACGCGGAAGTTTCCTATACTTTTGAAATCGACCGGTTGAAAATCAAGCACAAATATATCAACCTGCATAAGAAGCGCGGCGTAGATCAGGGGCGAGAACTTCGGATCAACCGGGAAGTGAAAAATATCATTGTAAAAAGTTCAGTAGAAGATCTGGCTACGGCACTTTCCGTTACCGGCGGATATCCGGAAGACAGTGAAACGCCGATCAATCTGAAAGGGTATAAGTATGATGACGGTGATATTTATCTGTCCGGCAGCACGATTTATTCCCGGAGCGCGGTGGCAAAATGGAGCCGGTATCTTTCCGAGAAAGGGAATGGAACTGGGCATATCGTCCAGACGTATACTTATGATACTTTAAGCCAGTCGGAGCTGTGCAACCGTGCTGTATCCAAGTTGAAAAAGATCTATGATGCTGCGGTATCCTATGAAGTGGAGCTGGCATATCTGCCGGATGGAATCAAGATCGGCGATACAGTCAATATCGTAGATGACACCGGAGAATTGTATCTGTCCGCGCGGATCATGAAGCTGGAATCTTCCATCTGCAACGATGAGTACACAGCGACACTGGGCGAATATCAGCTTAAATCAAGTGGAATTTCCGAGAAGATGGAGAGCCTGGCTGCACAGTTTGAAAAACTGGCAAAGAACCGGACGTTTTACACTTGGGTTGTGTTTGCTGATACGGAAACGGGCGGCGGAATATCGCTCAAATCAGCTGGAAAGACATACATGGGTATCGCATACAATCAGACGACAAAACAGCCGGTACTTACAGACCCGAGCATCTATACCTGGGTAAAGGTTGTTGGAGAGCAGGGAATTGCGGGAGAGCCCGGAAAGAATGGTCTGACTAGTTTCTTCCATGTGAGATATGCTGATGTTCCGAACCCGACAGCAAATCAGTTGCGGAAGGATACAGGAAAATATATCGGTACCTACGTGGACTATATATTGGAGGACAGTACAGATCCGACCAAGTACACCTGGCGAAAATTTCAGGGCGATGACGGAGAGGACGGCGCCGATGGAACCCCTGGAGAAAACGGTGCGAATGGTGAAACCAGTTATCTGCATATCGCTTATGCAACAAGCGCGGATGGAAAGACAGGCTTTTCGACAACCAACGCCGTCGATAAAACGTATATAGGCCAATACGTGGATTTTATCAAGGCTGACAGCACCAATCCGGCGAAGTATCGTTGGAGCAAATTTCAGGGGCCGAAAGGAGATAAGGGAGATCCGGGCGAGCAAGGACTGCGCGGCCTGCAGGGCGATAAGGGTGATCAGGGAATCCAGGGACCAAAGGGCGAAAGTGGCAAATCCACGTATACGCATATTGCTTATGCAAATAGCTCTGATGGAAAGGTCAGTTTCTCCGTTTCTGATTCGGATCGTGATTATGTCGGAATGTATGTAGATGAGGTCGTAGCGGACAGCACAGACCCAACGAAATATGCTTGGAGTAAGATTAAAGGTGCCGATGGTACGCAGGGAATCCAAGGAAAGCCGGGAGCAGATGGAAAAACACCGTATTTTCATATCGCTTATGCAACGAGTGCGGATGGAAAGACAGGCTTTTCTATTACTGAATCAACCGGTAAGACGTACATCGGTGTGTATACGGACTATACAAAGGCAGATTCTACCGACCCATCTAAATACAAGTGGACAAAGATTCAAGGACCGCAGGGCACGCAGGGACTGCAGGGAATCCAGGGACCACAGGGGGAGCGAGGTATTGCTGGAAAAGATGGACAGAACGGAGCTACAACATATTTTCATATTAAGTATTCTGCAATTTCGAATCCGACGTCTGCAAGCCAGATGACAGAGGTTCCCAACACTTATATTGGTACCTACGTGGATTTTACGGAAATGGATTCAAACGATCCTGGAAAATATACATGGTATAGGCTTCAGGGGTTACAGGGCGAAAAAGGTACGCAGGGCCTTCCTGGGAAAGATGGATCGAACGGAAAAACTACCTATCTTCATATCAAGTATTCCAATGATGGGGGTAAAACTTTTACAGCGAACAGTGGTGAGACACCGGGAGATTATGTTGGAACATGTACCGATTTCAATCAGACGGATCCGACGACAGTTGGCTCGTATATATGGGCTAAAATTAAGGGAGAACAGGGTCCGCAGGGCTTGCGCGGCCTGCAGGGTGAAAAAGGTGACCAGGGAATTCAGGGACCCAAAGGCGCTGACGGAAAAGATGGAAAAACGACGTATTTTCACATCAAGTATTCTGCAGTTTCGAATCCGACCTCTGCGTCTCAGATGACAGAGACACCGTCAAAATACATTGGAACGTATGTGGATTTTACACAGACGGATTCGGATGATCCGAAGAAGTACAGCTGGCAGCAGCTGGAAGGTTCGCAGGGGCCACAGGGAAAACAGGGAATTTCAGGTACCAATGGAGCAGACGGGAAAACCAGTTATCTGCACATCAAATATAGTAATGACGGTGGGAAGACATTCACCGGGAACAGTGGTGAGGATAGTGGCGCTTATATCGGAACATGCGTGGACTATGCAAAAGATGATCCTACAAGTGTCGGAATGTATAAGTGGGCGAAAATCAAAGGCGAGGCTGGAGCCAAAGGTGATAAGGGTGATACTGGTGCAAGTGGAAAAGGCGTTAAATCTACTGCAGTAACATATCAGGCAAGTTCGTCTGGAACTACGATCCCTACTGGAGTATGGTCAGCAACTCCTCCGGCGACAAGTGCGGACAAACCATATTTCTGGACTCGTACGATCATCACCTATACGGATAATACAACTTCAACTGCTTACAACGTTGGCAGTACACCGGAAGGAATTGTCGTCGGCGGACGAAATTTATTGGTGGGAACACATAAATCTCCCATAACGTATACCTATCCAACATCGGGATATGCTGATAAATACTCATGGAAAACAACGGTCTTACTAAATGGAAGTGTATATACATTATCCTTCTGGGCAAAGTCATCTGTCAATGGCGATAAAATACGAGTGCATTTTTATAATCCGTCAAATATTATTTCTGTAGTTGGCAGTCAAGGACAAAGATCAACCGCCATGGATGGTTTGTGCGACTTCGTTCTTACTACTACAATGACAAAATATTGGGTTACATATACGATACCTAAAGGTGGAAATAGCAAGAGAAGTGTTATAATTCCGAGATTAGGTCTAGACGTTACTGGCACCGGAACACTTACTTTTCAATGGGAAAAATTAGAAGAAGGCAATATGGCCACAGACTGGACACCGGCACCTGAGGATTATGTGTCTTTTGTTGACGTGGAGTATTATCTCTCAACTTCGGCAACTTCATTGTCCGGCGGATCATGGTCGACGACAGCGCCGACATGGGTTAATGGAAAGTATATGTGGAGCCGTACGATAACAACGGATGGAGCGGGTAATAAAACATACTCTCCAAATCAAAATGGAGTTTGCATTGCCGGTGCTAAGGGTGAGACTGGAAATAAAGTCGTGATTGCAGAAAGAAATAGTATATATAATGCGTCATCAACGGATTGGTGGAAAGCATATTGCGATAAAGATCATACTGATAGTTGGGGTACATTTAAAAACGCATCTGATATGAATGTTGGAGACCTTGTTTACATCAAATTTCACGCTAAGGATGTCGATCAAGATTTAATTGTAGGATTTAAAATCACTTCCATTGTAATTAATCATTCAGTAAGTGGATATTATACTGGACTCATAAGCGGAATAAATGGTACAACAGGAGCTACCGGAGTTGCAGGTAAAGGTGTATCATCGATAGTTGAACAGTACTACAAATCCACATCAGCAACAGCTCTTTCCGGTGGATCATGGGGTACCACATATCCTGGTTGGGAAAACGGTAAATATATTTGGACGAGATCGGTGATTACCTATACTGACAACACAACTTCAACGACAACAGCTGTATGTGTAACTGGTCCTCAGGGACCACAAGGTCCTCAAGGTGTAAAAGGCGATAAAGGTCCTCAGGGAGATAAAGGTGCAACCGGCGCAACAGGTCCTCAAGGTCCACAGGGCGCTGCAGGTAAGGACGCAAATCAGGTAGTTCATACGGTAAATGGAAACGGTGAGTCAAATCTTTATGTCGAATTTGCTACAATAAAGATCACAGGTTGGTATGCAAATCATCCAACAACATTTAAACTTGCTGGCAGAGGTTTTGAGACAACTGATGTCCAGTTTAGTTTTATCTCTGCAAATAACTTAGATCCTGGATTGGATTTCCTAAGATCTTCAGGCGGATGGTCATTATGGATTTATAAAAAGACTACTTCAACGTGGGGCCTTATAACAAGATTAAATGAATCGTATGGGCAGCTGAGAGTATTTAACTATACTCAAGGTTCTGGTCCATATACAGTGACGTGGACATCAACCAAATTAGCTTCTTTACCATCTGGTTCAATTAATGCGAATCCTTTACAAGCAGCAAAAACAGCCACCAACTTTATGCAGTTTACTGATGGGACCGGATTGGAAGTTGGTAATAAAACCAGCGGATCTTGGTCTGGTTATCGGACTAAGATTTCAGCATCAGCATTTGAGATTCTTAACCGGGCAGGAACGACACTCGCATATTATGGTGATAAGTTGATACAGCTTGGAAAGAACGCAAAAGATGCGGTTATTGAGTTATGTGGCGGTGTCGGTAAGATTTTGGTTGAAACAAAATCCGGCAATGCGGCTCTGTCAATCCAGAGCGAATATGTAGATATTAAAGGTGTCCACGAATCTGTATTG